GGTTCTCTTCTTTATAACTATTATGTCAGAAAGAAAAAACTGACACACAAATATCCTATCATTCAGGAAGGAGAAAAGATTAAATTCATTTACTTGAGGTCGCCCAACCCACTTCAAGAAAACTGTATATCATTCTTCAGTGATATTCCTAAGGAGTTTAATGTTGGTAACTACATTGATTATCAAAAACAATTTGAGAAATCTTTTCTAGATCCTCTCAAAAATGTGCTATACTGCATCGGTTGGGATTATGAAAAAAGGGTTTCACTATTAAGTTTCTTTTGAGGTATTATGAGTTTTTTAAAGTCTGTAATTAAAGATAGTAAGAATGAGTATGCTAGTCTTGCTAGCGAAGGGATTGCTGCTGGCGACGTTGAATCTTTCGTTGATACTGGCAGTTACATTTTTAATGCCCTGGTTAGTGGTAGTATTTTTGGAGGTATTCCTTCCAACAAGATTACTGCTCTTGCTGGAGAATCGGGCACGGGAAAGACTTTCTTTTGTCTTAGTGTTGTTCGTAGTTTTCTTGATTCTGATCCTGACGCTGGAGTCATTTATTTTGAAACTGAGTCTGCCATTAGTAAGCAGATGATTGAAAGCAGAGGAATTGATTCTAATAGAATGGTTATCTTCCCTGTAGCTACAATTGAAGAGTTTAGAACTCAATCTGTTCGTATCATTGATAAGTTTCTAGAGCAACCAAAAGATGAGCGTAAGCCCCTTATGTTTGTTCTTGATTCTCTTGGTATGCTTGCTACAAATAAAGAAGTTCAAGATGCTTCCGATGACAAGAACGTTCGTGATATGACCAAAGCTCAACTTGTTAAGTCTGTTTTCAGAATCTTAACTTTGAAACTTGGAAAAGCTAATATACCTATGTTAGTTACTAATCACACGTATGATGTTGTTGGCTCGTATGTTCCTACAAAAGAAATGGGTGGTGGTAGTGGTCTTAAGTATTCTGCTTCCACTATTATCTTCTTATCTAAAAAGAAAGAAAAAGATGGAACCGATCTCATCGGAAACATTATTAAATGTGAGGCGAAGAAGTCCCGTCTGACCCGTGAAGGTTCTAAGATTGAGACTAGATTGTTCTTTGATTCTAGAGGACTGGAACGGCACTATGGTATGCTAGAATTGGGCGAGAGGGCTGGTCTGTGGAAAAACACAGCAGGTCGTTATGAAATTAATGGAAAGAAACTTTATGCTAAACAAATCCTAGCAAATCCAGAAGAATACTTCACAGAAGATATTCTTCAAGAACTAGATAAACAAGCACAAAAGGAATTACTTTACGGAGCATCTGATGAGTGAGAATCTGGAAACTACTATTCTAAGGAATCTGATTAATAAAGAAGAATATTATAGAAAAGTAGTTCCCTTTCTCAAGCCAGAATACTTTGAAGAAATCACAGACAGAATNCTTTACGAAGAGATCCAAGACTTTTCTTCTAAGTATGAAAAGATGCCAACCAAAGAAGTGGTAATCCTACAGTTGCAAAATAGGAATGATGTTCCAGAAGATGTATATCAACAAGCAGTCTCCAAAATAAAATCATATACTGATGACTGGGTTGACATCAAATGGCTCATTGATTCTACAGAAAAGTGGTGTCAAGACAGAGCAATCTATAATGCTCTGTTGCTTTCCATCAAGGTTGCAGATGGAGCCGATAAGAAACTATCAAAAGATTCTATTCCGAGCATCCTACAGGAAGCTTTGGCAGTTTCTTTTGATGAATATATCGGACACGATTACATTGGTAATGTAGAAGAACGTTATGAGTTCTATCATAGAGATGAAGAAAAGATCCCGTTTGACCTTGATAAATTTAACTCCATTACAAAGGGCGGTCTGCCAAACAAAACTCTTAATATCGCTTTGGCTGGAACTGGTGTTGGTAAGTCTTTGTTTATGTGTCATTGCGCCGCTGCTAGTCTTTCGCAAGGTAAGAACGTTCTTTACATCACTTGTGAGATGGCGGAGGAGAAAATTGCAGAAAGAATTGACGCGAATCTCCTCAACGTCAATATCCGAGACATCGCTACTTTACCCGAGCAGATATTCACTTCAAGAGTATCTGAGATTGGAAGAAAGACGCAAGGCAAACTCATTATTAAGGAATATCCTACTGCTTCTGCACACGCAGGACATTTTAAAGCCTTACTTAATGAGCTTTCGCTAAAGAAATCATTCAAGCCAGACATTATTTTTATTGACTACTTGAATATTTGTGCGTCGTCTAGATATAAAGGACACATTGTTAACTCTTACACATACGTGAAAGCGATTGCTGAAGAGTTACGTGGTCTTGCTGTTGAACACGATTTGCCAATCGTTAGTGCAACACAAACAACCAGATCTGGTTTCGGAAATTCTGATGTTGAATTAACTGATACATCAGAATCATTCGGACTTCCTGCTACTGCTGACTTTATGTTTGCTTTAATATCAACAGAAGAGTTGGAACAGTCTGGTAGGATTATGGTTAAACAACTTAAGAATAGATACAACGACCCAACAACAAACAGACGCTTCACCGTTGGTATTGACAGAGCCAAGATGAAGTTGTATAATATAGATGATGAGGAAACAACAGATGTCCTCATTGAGCAAGAAGATCCAGCAGAATCTTTTGAAGATCTATCAAATCGTCAAAAGAGGATTGATAAATTTAGTTCTTTTATTATCTAATATGTCCAAGATTAATTTTGATCGCTATCAAGAGTTTGTTTCGGAAGTTACTTCCGACTGCTCTACAAACTTTGTAGATTTTGCAGACCGAATCGGTGAGCTTGATCGCAAAGGTGCTAATATTGAAAGACTCCTCACTGCTGGTGTTGGAATCAATGCTGAAGGTGGGGAGTTTCTTGAGATCATCAAGAAAATGGTCTTCCAAGGAAAGCCTTGGAATGATGACAATCGTGAACATCTAATCATTGAGTTGGGTGATATTATGTGGTATGTGGCACAAGCTTGTATTGCACTTGAAGTTGACTTTGATGATGTCATTGCTACAAATGTCAAGAAGCTAGAGAAACGTTATCCAGGAGGAGAGTTTGATGTCTTCCACTCAGAAAACCGATCAGAAGATGACCGATAAAATCTACCACGTTTATAAAGAAAACGAAGTTGTAGCTCATAGTATTAGTGAAGAAGAACTGGATAGAATTTATGATCCAGAAGAACACGAATATGAAGAGCTAAATAATACTAAATTTGATAACGCTTCGTATTAGCCTTCGGGCTTTTTTGGAGGGGCAATCCGATTGGTGACGGAACCTGTCTTGAAAACAGTTGAGTGTAAAAGCCTTGGGGGTTCAACTCCCCCTCCCTCCGTGCTACAATAGGGGAACCTAAATAGGGGAGGACCCCTTTGTCTACAGATGGCAACCCAGAACAAGCACCTGGAGCACCTGGAAGACGAGCTGATCAACTATGGTTATAATGGCTACGTAGCTTCCAGGGACCTCATACAAAGTTTCATAGACGAGCTTGGCGGTCGTCCTAGTGGCACTGTCAAGGTCACTACGAAGTGGGATGGTGCTCCTGCTGTGGTTTGTGGAGTTGACCCAGAGAGCGGCAACTTCTTCGTTGGAACCAAGTCTGTATTCAACAAGAAAGAACCAAAGATCAATTTCACTGAAGAAGATATTGATAAGAACCACGGTGAGATCCCTGATCTCGCCAAGAAACTGAAGTATTGTCTGAAGTATTTTCCTGAACTGAAGATCAACGGAGTTATCCAGGGAGATCTTCTTTTTACGGATGAAGATGTTCAGACGAAAACGATTGATGGTGATCGTTTCTATACTGCTACTCCTAATACACTTACCTATGCTTGGCCTGTAGATAGCGATCTAGGCAAGGCAGTAAATACTGCGAAGATTGGTGCTGTATTCCACACGTATTACAGTGGCACTGGTCCTGTTAATACTTTGTCTGCTGGCTTTGGCGTTGATCGTTTCAACTTGAAGTCTACTCGTAACGTATTCCTTGCGACTGCGACTGTAGATAACATCAGTGCCAAGTCTGGATTGAAACCATCTGAAGAGAGAATTCTGAAAAGTGTTGTTTCTGTTGTTGATAGGAATGCTTCTACTGCCAAAGAGTTTCTTGAGTTCATTGCACACAATGCAACGAAGCAATTCACTCTTGGTTATACGATGAAGCGTTTTACTAATTCCTATGTCAAGGAAGGTAAGACTATCACCAATGTGAATGCTTTCATCAGCGGTTTCACGAAAGCGTTTGAGAAGTCTCTGGTAGAAAAGATTGAAAGCTTGAAGACTGAAAAGTCTAAAGCACAATATCGTGATACACTTGCTAATGGTATCTCTTATCTAGAAGATAACAAGCGTGCTTTCAAGGCATTCATCGTGATGTATAACTCCTTCACGAATGCCAAGAACCTGATCAACCTGAAGCTTGCTGGGTTGAGTGACACGAAAGTTTTTCTTCGTAGTGGAGATAACTTTGTGGTGACAAAGCCTGAAGGTTTCGTTGCTATTGTTGATGGCAAGGCAGTCAAGATTGTTGATCGTCTTGAGTTTTCTCGTGCCAACTTTACGTTGGAAAAGTCTTGGCGTCCTCCTTCTGGTGAGGGTGCCAAGGTAGTTGCATTTACTTTTGGTAGGTTTAATCCTCCTACTACAGGCCACGAACTGCTGATAAATAAAGTTAAAGAGTATGCTGCTGGTAATGACTACTATGTGTTCCCTAGTCATTCTCAAGACAAAAAGAAAAATCCTTTGACGGCAGAACAGAAAGTTTCTTTTATGAAGGAGATGTTTCCTTCTCATAAAGATAGTATTATATTTGATGCTACAGTTCGTGATGCTATTAAAGCATTGAAGTGGCTTGAAGGAAAAGGATACACTGATGCTATCTTTGTTGTGGGTTCTGATCGTGTTCCTGCTTTTCAATTTGTCAAGCAATATAACGGCAAGGATTACAATATGAATACTATTGAAATCAAAAGTGCTGGTGAGCGTGATCCAGATGCTGAAGGAGTTTCTGGTATGTCTGCAAGTAAAATGCGTAAAGCAGCGATGGAAGGAGATATGGAAACNTTAATGAAACCTTAATNAGTGGTCTTCCAGATTCTGTTAAAAACAAAAAGGGATATGCAGAAATGTTTGCCGAAACTATTATTGCAGGTATGGTCTAATGGCAGGAGTAAACAAAACTTTAATGGAAGCTTCTAATGCTCCTAGTGGGGGCACTAGAGCTTGGAAATTCAAAAGAATATTAAATTTAGTTGAGGCTGCAGCCTCCAAAGCATTTGAAACTCAATATGGTTCATTGAATGGATTTTCTTATAATGTTACTTCTTCTAATAACAGACAGATAAGACCAGATGATAATATTTTTAAATTGAATTCATTTTTTGCAAAAATTCAAAGAACAACATTAAATTACAAATTCACCATTGATAATGGTAGTAAGGATTTTTGTGATATGTATTTTAGATCTCCTAGAGCAGACATTATTAATTTTATAATTAAAGAACTAGACGATAGACGTTCTAAAATTAGAAGTTGGGATCTAGATTTGTATCAACTAAAAACTTCTGGTAACGATATGAAGAATCCAACTTTGTATCTTCGTATTATGTTTACATCTCGTATTAAAAATAAAAAAGGAAAAGTTGTAACTAAAAAAGTGCCAGTTAATATCAACTTTGCCTTGAAATATGCTGGAAAAAATGAATCAGCAAAAGATCTGAAGGAACTTAAGCCATCAAAAGTTCCTGGATTAACTGATACTTGGCTTTCTCCAGATCAATTTAAAAATAAAGTTATTTCATATATCAATAGCAATTCTTTTCCGTCAAAAAATATTTCTTTAAAAGAATCATATACAAACATTGTTAAAGACTCTTATAAAAATCAAATTTCAGACTCTCCTTCAATAGCTTCTGATTTATCTTCTGAATTTTTTGAAATACTTTCTGCACTTAAAGCAGCAAGACTTCTTCAGGAGAATAATTCTTACATTATGAAAGTATTTGGATTACCAGTAGAACGAGTTGATAGATCCAAAGTCAAAATTTATATACCACAGAAAGCCAATGAACCTTTGACTGACTATGAAATATCATATGATAAAGATAGTCCAAAATATGGAGAGAATGGAAACTTAAAGATTAGTGTTAAATCAAAAGTTAGAGGATCTTCCGCAGCAACCGTAAAGTTTGATTCGCTATTCAGTAATGTTTCGGATGTCAATGCTTGGTTTAATAAACTTGCGAGCAAGATAAAGACACGTCAAGTTGGACAATTTAACGTGGCTAGATCAGCACTATCCTATAAAAGTTATGGTAAAATAACAACTCTATATCCCATCCGAGCAATTAAGATGCTATTAAGTTCTGTGTTAAGAGGAAGAGTTAATTCAGATTTTTCTAGAGTAACTAATCGTGGAAATATAAATTCTTTTAGAAAAATGTGTGCAGAGATTGATAAGAAAATTACTTCAAATAAACCTGCATTTAGATATGTTCCAGTAGATGAATTGATTTCTGATAAGAAACTTTTAAAAGAATGCAAAACATTCATAGCTTATAATTTAGACAAAAATACAAGAGACTATATTAATGCTTTAGATAAACCACCAGAACTGAAAGAAAAAA